GTCAGCGTTATCGGCTCGTCTTCTATGTGACCGATGAACTGGCCGGCGCACCTGGCGAGGCGTGGTGTCGGCCCTGCATCGTGGAACGTCTCAAGGGTTGCTAGAAATTAGTGCCGATATTCCGATGGTGACTGAAGCAAAGCGTCGTATGGACTTCGAGCGGTTCGTAAATCGCACGGAGACATGCTGGCTATGGACTGGCGGCAAGAGCCCCAGTGGATATGGCATGTTCCGCGTAGGCCACGTCCACGGCATGGCGCATCGCTGGGCTTGGCAGTGGGCTAACGGTCCCATCCCTGAGGGCATGCAAGTCCACCACGTGTGCCACATCCGGCTCTGCGTAAACCCGGACCACCTGTCAGCGGTCACTCGCCGACGGAATCTCCAACACCGCAACTTCGACTCATGGAAAGACATTGATGGACGAGTCGAGGTTCTGGAAGGCGAGCCGTTGACCGTTACGCTGACCGCGGAGCACTCCTCATGGGTCCGTGCTCGCGCCGCGGATACCGGGCTCTCGCACAATGAGATCGTTGCCAAGGCGATGTACCGGTACATGGCACGCTGGATAGGCGGATGGGCCAAGCCAACACAGAGCGCCGCTGACTAACTAACTGCCCGTAGATCTGGTAAGTGGCTCGACTGAGTGTTCAGAGCTTGCAATACCCTGAACACTCAGCCTTCGCTTTTGCGACCCCGCTGAGTCGCTCTGGGCACGAATTCCAGAAGGGGGTTATTGGAGGTGTTCCAGAACCCGTGCCCATGTCCACGTTCACCTAGCGGGTAAGCAGTTCCTGGATGTTGGCGCCCTGGTTGACGTTGATCAACAACAGCCCCAGGATGGCCAGCCAGATCAGGACGATCTGAACCCGTAGTCCCTGAGGCACCTCGCTCTTGCCGCGCGTCGCCAGGACCACCACCGCCTGCGAGAGCACCCCGCCGATGAACCCGGCCAGCAGGGGCGTAGAGGCCCCGACCATCCAGTTGATGAGCGAGATGAAGAAGTGGTCCACATCAGCAATCTATAGGAGCCGTGCCAGCGCGACGCCTCCGATGAGCAGCGCCTCCAGCACGTCGAGTCGTCCGATGACCGCCAGGACCACGCAGAGCAAGAGCACGATGACAGCGATGATCCAGCCGATGGTTATGACTGGTGCAGCAATTTGCATGTCCGATTCCCCCTTCTAGCTCGAGCTCCAGAGACAGCTCCACGCGCCCAAAGCGTCCCAGTCCGCGCGAGTGATCTCGTTCCAGATTCCCCTGTATCCGGGCGCGCTGTTCGCGATGTACAGCCTGCCGTTAGCGGCGCCGCGGAACGCCACCCAGTGGTAATAGCTCTGGCCCGAGCCGAGACCGACCACGTGACTGTAGATCCCGTACGCCTGATCGAAGCTGAGCCACCCCTGTTGCATCTCCAGTCCCGCGTGCTCGCGAAGCACCCGTTGCAGCTCCACGCCACTGCCATCATGCAAGCCGAGTGCCGGGCTGATGTTGTCGGGGTAGCCGATCGCGTAGACGACCTGCTCGCGATTGCTGTAAACGTCGCTGCCGCGGCCGGCACCGACGCTCCGCTCGGTCCATTCCGTCGCCGCCGCAGAACACGTCCAGTCGTAGAGCTGCGCCGGCTGTTCTGCCCACGGGTCCCAGGCCACCCCGTCAGCCGGGACCTCCCCCTCAAAAGGGACGCGGTTCGTTCGATTATCCGCCTCTATCCAGAAATAGGTGGCGTCGCGGCCGAAGGTCTGGCTGATCTTGTTGCCCTCCCGCAGGACAATGAAGACCTCGTCCGACCTCGGCTCATCGCCCGCGTCAGCCATCGCTTGCTGGACGCCTGGGCCTACAGAGAAGTCGGCCACCATCGCACCTCCATGTCAAAGAACGCGACGTCGACACTGAACCAGGCGTAAGCGTCGGTCACTTGTGTGCCGCGGCTTCCAGGACTGCGAGCGCCGCGTCGTCGAGGACCCAGCGCTGTTCTCCATCGGTGTCGATAACGCGCTGTTTCACGTCGGCTACCACCTGATCGGCGCTCTTGCTGCCGCGCGTGGCAGGCTGGGTCAGGCCGACCATGACATGCAGGCTTTGGCCCATCAGCGCATCGGCACCACCGCCGGGAGGCCAGGCCGAGACCGCTCCGCACTCAGGACACAGAACCAGAACCACATCCTGATTCGGCGTGCGATCCGTGTTGGTGCCGTAGGTGACGGTGGAGGGGTCGAGCGTCCCGCCGTGGCTACCGCCTGGGGCGTCATCGTGGATGTACTCCCACGCCGTGGGGTCGTCGAAAGAAGTAGGTCGTACACTCATCTACGGATTCGCCTCAACTGAAATAGTCGCCGTCCCGGCTGCCGCACTTGCAAAGGGCGCCGCCTGACCAAGAGCTAACCCACTCGCTACGGTCATAGCAATATTGCATGTCGTTGAGGAAACCTGACCGGGAGCCACTACTGTTGCAGCGAGACCTGCGCCATTCGTTGCGGCGGTCTGCCAGGCTGCAGCCGCGCTCAGCGTCACCGTAGGAGCAACTGCTTTCACTGTCTTGTACGCCAGTGGGGCGACGATATTCGTAGTGGCGTAAGCGAAGCCCATCGCGGCATAGCCCAAAGCTGCGGGCTGAGCCACTTCGTAGTACCTGAGACACCGCGCCAGGTCGTCGGCCGGGTGCAGCGGCGCGTAGTCCGCGTACTGCGAGCCCACCACCAGCATCGCGTTGTCGATGTAGTAGGTCGTGGTCGCCTGCAGGTTGATCCACACGCCGAGCTTTCCAGAGGCGTTGCTCGCAGCCGGCGTACCGGTTACAGAGAACGTCTGATAGGAAGTCGTCAACGAGGCCGCCGCACTGGAGGCCAGAACGGTCGACCCGTCCACATCGATGAGCTGGAGCACTGCCGCGTTCGAGATGCTGGTATTCGCTTTGATGCGAACCGAGAAGGTGACCGTCTTGCCCTTCAGGCTGTTACCTACCTCCAGCGACTGCGACAAGACAGACGCCGTCGTGCCGAAGGTGTGAGTACAGGTCCAGCAATAGTTCGATTGAAGGTCAGCGTTCGCGGAGTCGCGGGTGATGGAAGACGCAAAGCTTGTACCACCCGTCCCCGCGACGGCAAACCAGCGGTCCGCGCTGTACAGACTGCCTCCGAACGGCCCAACTCCTCGCTGCCAGATCTCGAACCCGCCGTTGGTCAGCAGGTTCGCACGAGCCGTATCACTGGCTAGTTTCGCATTGGTGACCGCGGCATTCGCAATGTCCACCGTCGCGATCGTGCCGTCGGCGATCTTGACCGACGTAACCGCGCCATCCGCCAGCGCCGTTCCAGGAATCGATCCTGGTGGCACCCCGGTGAACGCGACCGCGAGTCCCTTGCCTGACCCGTCATGGGTATGGGTGCTGAACGCCGCGGCGACGTTCTGGACATCTTCTTTCTTGAAGATGTCCGTGGGCGCCGTCGCTCTCGAGAATGTCGGCGCGTTGTAGTTTGGATCAGTCTCGATACGTGCCATCAGCTACTCCCTTATATCCATTGCACGGCTTTGACTCTGAGAGAACCCCGCCACTGGCGACCGATCTCGTCGAATGATTGCATCACTGAATAGTCTGTAAATGAAAGGTTCTGCGAGCTCTCGTCAGGCAGGACCACCGCCACCGCGCCAGGAGTGTCGACCGCGGCCTCGATCAGCTTCTGGATCTGCTTGCGCCCCATCCTGACCGGCACTCCATCACGTCGGACCAGGCCATCGGCACACAGGATGTCGCACTGGAACTCCATCACTCGCCGCGGCCTCAGCGCGTGCCCCAGGCTGACGCCCGACACCAATGGGGTCGACGTGTGGTCGGTGTTGTGCAAATGCACACGCAGCGCGACCAGCGTGGCCGCCGCGCTGATCGGGAACATCGCTCGCTCGTACACCGAAGAATCAAAGACGTTGCCAAACGCGGTCCACGCCATCCCTGGAGTCGGGTCCAGTCGATAGTCCAGGGTGACGTAGTTGTTCGGGTCAAGTTTGGACCCGGTGACGCTGAAGTGACGCAAGCTCTTCTGGCTGGCGTGATAGCCGCCGTGCCATAGCGGAAGGTCCACCCACCCGTCGCCAACGAAGTATTTGTAGTCGACGCAGCCCGCGGGGTTCGGCGTGCAGGGGTTCAGCATCCAGCCAATGCCGCCATCAGAAAAGCCGATGTACGTCCTGGTGTGGCCGGCCACCGCGGAGCCAACCTGCGAGACGAACAGGTGTTGTATCGCCCTCCCAACGAAGGGAATGGAGACGCTGCCATGCCAGGCGTCGATGTGCACCGGCTCACCGGTGCCCTGCGAGCCGAGCGCGGTGACCAGTGTCGACTGCCTCGGTCCGCGGACGCCCATCCCCACCCACGCGCCGAACTTGCACAGGTAGCCGGTGTTGGTGTTCCGATCGAGCAGCGCGGAATACGCGAACATGGTCTCCACGCCCGCGAATGCGGTGACCTGGCCAGAGATGCCCGCCACGTTTGAGGACAGGTCGTCAGGCCCGACCGAGGTCCAGGACAGGTCGGAATCGATCCTCCCCAGACTGTTCCCGTACGCCACGTACAACCCGTTCTCGAAGGTGCCCCACGTTCTGCCATTGGTCCCCACATCGGCGTAGCGCAAAAATGGGAACACCTCGCGATCGTCCCCCGCGGCGTTCAGGGTGTACATCCCGTCCGTCTTGGCGACTACCAGCGTGCCTCCAGCGGTCACCAGTAGCGAGTTGATCTGCGATGACTTGTCGCCAGCCCAGAAGATCAGGCTGGTGTAGTTGGCTTCATTGGTCGGGTCAGCGTTGGTGTCCAGTTTTCTCAGGCGATTGACACTGTCGGCCCACCAGAACTCTTTCCCGATCACGGTGAAGGCGAGCGCGGTGAACGTGGCCATCGCGGTGTACGCGCTGCCGTTCGACGTCCACTGAGCCACCGCTCCCGCACCGAGCGCAAAGAACGCGCGCTGCACCCCGTCGAAGTTGGACGAGAACACGCAGACGTCCAGAATCGGCGCCGCGAATGTTTTCACGATCGACCAGGTGTCCGCGCCGGCTGCCTTCTTCAACACATTGGCGCCATTGGCCGCGTACAGATCCGTACCGAGCTCGAAGAAGCGGTTGATGCCGTGCACCGCGTCGACGCTCGCCGGCGTGGTCGTCCCGATCTCCGGACCCAGCACCCACGGCCAGACCGACAGGTCGACCGCGTTCGCGCTCATATACCGCTGGTCGTCCCACTTCTCTTGAATGGCCAGGCCGAGCCCGAGCGTGAGCTGCTGGAATGGTTCCTCGCGGTCGTTGGTCGGGTTCGCGCCGGCGTACGAGTAGTCGGGTGGCGCGACCGCGCCGATGTCCTGCGACTTGGTCGACACCAGCGCCGGCTGGCCAGCCTGCGGCGAGCCTATGAGAAAGCCGACGCCACCGATACGGACGTGGAACGGATAGGGACTGCGCTTGGCGTACAGGCTCATCCGGCCATCCTGACCGCTGGCCCGAACGTTCGCTGGCGGTACAGCTTCTTTTGCGGGATGTCTGCTACCAGGTGCTCGCGGACCAGGTCGTTGAACCAGGCGACCGCGGTGGCCTGGTCCCTGACCAGTCGCTGATTGGCCGCCGGCTCCAGCAGGTGTCCGAACTGACGCCAGCCGGCGACCAGCGCCGCGGCCGCCACCCAGTCACGCGGCACCGGCGCCTCGTCGGTTTCCAGAGCTAGGCCGGACTGGTCACCGAACGAGCCGCCGGCGGCGCGACAGTGATCGTACGCCCGCTTCAGACAGCGCAGATAGATCAGATCGCCATCGTTGAAGGTGCGACTGCCGGTGTTCAGGTAGAAGGACCCACCGTCACGCTCGACCTGGCCCATGATCCGACGCTCGAACGGGTCATCGAGGTTGCGATTGTCTGCCGCGGCGAGCATCCCGACCTGGAGGATGTCGCCCGAATCGATCAGCCACGGTGCTGCAATGCTCAGGTCGTGCCGCGAGGTCTGGATGGTCGGAATGCAGGCGACCTCGACCACCAGCCAGCAATGTCGCAGCCCTTCGTTGATCAGGCGGTGACTGGTCGGAACGTCAAACGGTCCAAGGATCTCGAACCGCTCGCCGACGCCGGTAATCCCCGAGCCCTCGAGGTCGACGTACTCGTAGGCTTCCATGTCGTGGTAGGTGAACGCCTCGAGAAAACCGTAGGTGGTCCCGGTGGCGTCCGAGTAGGGAGCGACCGTCCAGGGGATGTCAGGAGTGATGGTGCCCGTCGACGGGTCGTACGCCATCACGTACCGATTCCGGTCGGTCTGGTGGGTGGCGTTCGGACGGTAGAGTGGCCGGTCGATGAGCTGGTCCTGTTGCGGGATACCGGACTGGATGGGATAGATAGTGCAGACCAGTTGCGTAAGGCTCGAGCCGCCCATCGCGCGCACCTCGTAGGCGTCCGGGCCGATGTACGGTCCAGCCTCCGTGGAGAACGACGATCTGTACTGCTGCAGCGTGGGCATGGCTCAAGACACTCCTTACGGTACTGGCACCAGTGAGGGTGCTCCAGAGTCGAACATGGCAACCAGTGAGGGTGCTCCAGTTGCGCCGGCGAGCACCAGATCAGGAGCCCCGAACGGAGGGGAATCTTGCAGCGGTGGCGCGAGCGCACGCGGTACGACCACCACCACCGGCGCGTACACCTGAGCCGCGGTCGGGATAGTGCCAGGCTGGAGGTCGGGGAAGGTGAACCCGACGAACGCTGGCGCGTAAACAAGCTCCGCGGTGGTGATGGCCCCCGCCTGGACAGTCTGCGGAGTGACCAGTGCGACGCTCGGCGAGTAGACGAGCTCCGCGGTCGTGATCGCACCTGGCAGCACGCTCTGTGTGACCGTGGGCCCGTAGACCACTTCAGCAGTGGCGATGGCTCCAGGAGTGACGGACTGGCCGGCGCCCACATTGACCGTAGGCGCGTACACCACCACCGCGGTCGCGATCGTTCCTGGCACCACACTGGTCGCGATGGTGGGCTGATAGACCGACTCCGCGGTCGCGATCGTCCCTGGAAGGACCTGCAGCGTGACCGTCGGCGCGTACAGGACCACTCCTGTCGCGATGGCGTTCGGCATCAGCAGTTGCGTCTGGATGATCGCCGGCTGGTACACCGACTCCGCGGTGGCAATGGCGCCGGCGGTGATGGTCTGCGGTGACGGACCCCCGCCGCCTGACAACTTGAAGACCGCGGCGGCAAGTGCCCAGGTCGTCGACCCTCCCGGCACGCCGGACGCCATCTGGCCATTGACGGTGCTGCCAGATGTGCCCGAGTCCTTGTAGGCGCTCAGGTAGGAGCCGGTCTGCCCACCAGAGAGACCGTCCAGCCAGGTCCAGCCTGAGCCCTGCTGACCGCTGGACATCGAGACGCCCCAGCCATCATCGCCGTAGATGAACAGTGCAAACTCGCTGGCGGAGCCCGTCGCACCAGTGGCGCCTGATGCCGCGGTCCCGCCGGAGCCGCTGCCGGTCGATGCCTGCACGTCCACCGCACCGGCCCCGTTGACCGAGCCGAGCCCGGAGACCTCGACCGCCGCGACAATGCCGCCGTGCGCCGTGGAAGCGGAGAAGCTTGCGGTCGGGTTGGTGCTCGCGCTCGAGGTCACCACCACCGAATGGATGGCAACCTCACCGAGAAAACCGCCATCGTCGATGCTCGCGCTCAGGTGTTTGGTGTAGCTGCCGTTGACCGAGTCAGAGACGGTCGCGAGCGGACGCCCAGCCGACTGCTCCCACTGCTCGGTGACCACGATGATGCGATTGCCGACGACCGGGCTGGTACTGAACGCGCCGAGCGCAGAGCCGGTGTAGGGAGACGAGCCGCTAAAGCCAGTGCGCTTGCTCTGGACGACCGCCCAGGCCATCTATTGAGCCGGTCCCCACTTGATTTGAAAGGTGTAGGGAAAGACGACCGATGCGTGACCGAGCTTGTCCACGCTCGCGAGCATGTGGATGCCGTACTGGCTCGCGGGGAAGGTCGAGTACCCGGACTTGTCGGCCCTGGTCGCGGTGTACAGCACCGTTCCAGTGGAATCGACCACGTTGGCGATCACCTGGCGGACGCTCTGCGCGTTCTGGGTAATGAGGACCTGGGTGATCAGGAGCGAGGCGTCGTCGTAGGAGTAGGCCACGCTGCTGCCCTGGCCATCCGTGCCGACCTCCCTGCTGACCAGCGCCATCTTTCAGAGGGTAAAGAGCCCGGAAACGTTGAAAACGACGGTGATGTCCGCGCCGTTCGGCGTCACCGGAAGCCCGGTCCCGGTGTCCACCCAGGCGATCAGTCGCTGCGCCGATGCCGCCACGTCGCCTCCACCAGTGACCGCGCTGCTCTGGAAATAGAGCAAGCTATGACCGCTGGCGTTCGCAGCCGGCGCGGTATAGGTGATGTCAGCAGCGTCCGCGGTGCCACTGGTCCCTGTCTTGGACGCGAGCGCGGCAGACGTGGCGTGCAGCACGCCGCTCGCGCCGGTCACGTCCGAGACAAACTTGTGCGCGGCGTTGAAGGTGTACGCCCGTACCAGCGCAACCTTCATCACCGCGGTATCCCAGTCGATCTCTCCGAGCAGGAAGCCTTCACGGCCCGGATTGAAAAGTGCGTTTGCCATGAAGCCTTCTCCTTAGCCTGCGTACTTCAGGTCTTCGATAGAGTTCGGCACGTTGGCCGCCGTCGCCTCGAGCGCCGCTACACGCGCGACCAGGGTCTGCCAGTCATCCGGCAGGGTGATCGTGACCACGGTGCCCGTGCTCAGTCGATAACTGACCCGCAACCGACCGGTGTGAATCCAGAACCCATCGGTGATGTGGTCGCTGGGAACAACCGGCGCCTGGGTCGTCATCAGGCATTGACCACCCGAGCGCCTGGACGCTTGATGACGATGCTCGCGTGGACTCCGCCCTGGGACTCGCGGTTGTCGCGACGGTACACCGCGGCCTCGATCTGCTCGTAGACCCGGCGGTAGTCCGCCTCCCTGGTAAGACCCAGCTCGGTCATCGCCGCCACGCGCTCGAGTCCGAGCCACCATTCAGCATCGACCACGTCGGGCGTATTGGCGTCACCGAGCAACGGCGTGCCGTCCAGGCACAGGCCGTCACGCTCGACCTTGAGCTCCTTCACCATCCCGCCGACCAACGAGTGCAGTGCCTCGACCTCGTTCTGGTTCTGGAGAAAGCGGGTGTGACCACCGAACGTGACACGGAAGAATCCTGGGCCGAACGTACAGTCGGACCGATGCGCTGCGGCGACGCTCAGGTACTCGGTCCGACCGTGCTCGTCGATCACGAGGTAGTGAACGTCCCATCAGCCGAGTAGGTGGTGATGCCGTTCGCGACCGCGGCAATGCGGTAGTGGTAGAGCGTGCCTGTCGTCAGACCGCCTATCGGCTTCGTCTGCGCGCCGGTTCCAGATCCTTGCGTGTTCTGCGATCCATAGGCGGTAGTCGTGCCGTAGTCGATCCAGTTCAGCGCTTGCTGCGACAGGGTGAAGTTGATGGTCCCGCCCGATACCGTGATGCCCGTGACCGAAATCGCCGTGATGGTGACCGCCTGACCAGTTGCCCCTGTTGGCGAGCCATTGGGGAACACCGCGGTCGCCGCCGATGCGTTGGCCGGCCACCCAGCCGGTCCCGGCGGCGCTACGCCCGTTTCGTTGCCGCGCCAGTCGACGGGCGTATGGGTCCAGAGACCCATCGCGGCGCCGACCTGCGAGCCGATTCTGCCTCCGTCAAGTGGCATGGCTTACGCCCTTTGCTTCGTGGGCGGCGGAGGAGCGGGGTTGGACTTCGCAGCCGGTGGCGACGTTTCGGCCTTGGCCTTCGGTGCCGCGCGAGTCGCGTTCTGCTCGTTCCACTCGACGAAGTTCTCGATAGTCTCCTCGCCGGTGATGGTGTAGCCAATCCGCAGATACATCTCGGCGTTGGTCGCGGGAGCGATGACCGTCTCGCCGTCGGTCTTCAGAAAATGGAAGTAAAGCGTGCTCGGCGGAGTGACCGCCGGGCCGTTCTCGTGAATCAGGTTCGCCTGCGCGACGAAATCAACGGGTGTTTCGCTCATGTTCGACTCCTCCGTCTGGACTCGTCGATCGGATCTTTGCCAGTGCCCTCGATGGTGGTTGCCTTCGCACCTTCAGCGCCGAGTTTTCTCTGCAGGTTTTCCAGCGACTCGTCAGTCTCTATACCGCGCAGCAGTGACGGCTCCGGTTCGTCGCGGTACTTCACGTCCACCACTCGGACCACGCCGCCGTGCGAGCGGATGTCCTTGATGGTCGCCTCGAGCTGCTCGGTCGTTTGCGTGTCGATGGTCTCGGTGTCGATCAACGTGCCAAGGGTCGGGTCCTTGGTATCCGCCTTGCGAATCGCGTTGATCAGCTTGGCTCGCTTGCGCTGCTCGGCGATGACCTCAGGACGAACCAGCTTCTCCCACTCCTCCACCTCTGACATGGTCTCGCCGCGGGCCGCGACGTCAGTCAGCAGGTGAAAGCCGAGGTCGGAGTAGAGCGCTCGGTTCTGCGGGTCCGACTGGAGCTGGACGATGTCCCCGTTTGGGGTTGCGAACCATCTCAAAGGATAGTTGTAATTCTGGCCACGCTTGAGCGGGATGTCAGTCCGCCCAAGCGTCTTTTCGACCATGCGGTCGATGAACGTCTCAGTTGCCATATTCGAGTGTAGACGCGGCTTACGCCGCGCCTTTAGCCCAGACGCCGAACGTCGGACGCATCATCTGGTGGCCGTAAATCTCTTCGACCGCGAGTTTCCAGGTGAAGACGTCGATGTCGTAGAAGATGTGCGACTTGGGGCTCCGCTGGAGAATCAGCGCCAGCGCTTCCCGATGAAAGATGAAGCAGTTCGCCTGACCGCCGGCTGGCTTCACCAGGTTGGTCGTGATCCCCAGGTTCAGCCCGTACATATCGCCGAGCATGCCTGACTTTGCTGGCATGGAGGTGTTGCCGATGTACAGAGCGTTCGACCAGCGGTCGAGTGCTAGCTTGGCGACCTTCTCAGCCGGGCTCATGATGAAGAACCGCTCGGTCTGCGGCGCGTCGGCGTTGTCGAGGAGCTGCACCGCGGAGAGCACGTTGGCGTCTGAGAGCGGAGTGCCGAGCGTGCCTACGGTCTGGGTGAAGCCGGCCACGTCGACCGCGAGCGCCGAGTCGATGTCTTTCGCCAGCGCGTAACCGAGCTTCTGCTGGTACTCGTTCTGCACGTCGACGATCGCCTGCACCTTGACGATGTCCTCGATGCCGAGCGCGGCGTACGACCAGATGTTGAGCGTGATGGTGGTCGCGGTCTCGGCGACGGTCTCGTACACGATCGCGGTGTTCTCGGCCTTGGCTCGAGCAGCAAGGTTGCCGATGCTGGCGACCTTGACCGTCTTGCCTACGCTGGCATCGTTCTCGAAACCGCGGTTGACGCTCTTGGCGAGTAGCAAGTTGGACTCCGTCGCGCGAAGGACCTGCTTACTCCAGATGTCCGGGGAGAAAATACCATCGGAAATTGTCTTATCAACAAATTCGAGTGCGCCCGTGGCCACTTCGGATACCCCCTACTATTGTCACTAGCGCTAGTTGCTAGTGCTGTCGAACGGGTATCCCTCGGGTGGACCGATGGCGTACCCCTGGCTTTGGCCTACCGTTCTCGTCGAACAGCGCCTCGTACTCTTTGAGCGACATAGCGGCGATCTGTTCGTCTGTCACTTCGCGGACGCGACCGGGGGTACCTGAGTCGCGCTCGGGGACAGGCTCGTCACCGTTGATCTCGTTCATCATCGATTTTCTCAGTGCGGACTCGCGCTTCTTCAGCTCGAGCTCGACCGTCGTGTCGACAACTGACGAGAGGTATTCTGCCACTCCTTCGGCGTGGCTCTTGCCGGCGCCGAATGTTTTGCCCGAGACCTCCCGCTGGACGGCTGGGTCTCGGCTTTGCTGGAACAGCGTGACGCCGTCCATGAAGGGAACCGCAGCCTGGGCTGCTTGCTGCGACGCGAGCTGCTGTTGCAGTTCGCGCTGAGTCATCTCGCCCAGGGTGTAGAGATCGTTGTTGGCGGCCGCATCCAGCTTGGCCTTTTCCTGAGCATCGCGTTCCTGCTTGGCTTGCAGTGCCTTGACGCGACGTTCAGCGACGTTTCCGACCAGCCCCGAGAACACATCG